GGATTAAACCTATAGGTGAATCGGACGGGAAAAGAAACGGTGGACCTAAAGCAGGTAGATTTTATTATGAGTATGCTCTGAAAGTTATAGAAAACTCAAAAAAAATTGGTAGTTTGTAGAACTACTCGATACTTATATGTGAATGGTTCTTAAATTGATTAACCATTTACAATTAATAATTAATAAATAAAACATACATATAGGAGATTAACAAATGGATTTAGATCTAGTAAAAAGACGATTGAATCAGTTACAAGCAACAAATCAAAGAACATCCGTTCTTTGGAAACCACAACCAGGAACACAGATTATTAGAATTGTACCTTATAAATTTAACAAGGACAATCCTTTTGTAGAATTATTTTTCCATTACAATTTAGGTGGAAAATCTTATCTATCACCAATTTCTTTCGGTCGTCCAGACCCAATAGAAGAATTTGCTCAGAAGTTGAAAACTTCTGGTAATCGTGATGATTATAGATTAGGTAAGAAACTCGAAGCAAAAATGAGAACTTTTGCTCCAGTTATTGTTCGTGGTGAAGAAAAAGAAGGTGTTAAATTTTGGGGATTTGGTAAAACAGTTTACCAGGAACTTCTTTCAGTTATTTCAGATCCAGATTATGGTGATATTACAGATCCATTAAATGGACGAGATGTTAATGTTGAGTTTAAAACAGCAGAAGAAACAGGAGCTACTTTTCCATCTACTGCTATTAGAGTTAAGCCAGTAACGGCTCCGATTTCAGAGGATAAAAATATTCTCGAATTGGTATCAGATACACAACGTGAACTTACGGAAATTTATCAGGAAAAGACTTATGATGAACTTACAGAGATTTTAAATGATTGGCTTGAAGGTAAGAGTGAAGAAAAAGAAGAATCTACTTCTACTAAAGGCAATTCTGTAACTTCAGAAAAAGTATCTGAAACTACAAAAACTGTAGAATCAGTTTCTTCGGCTTTTGATGAATTATTTAATCAAAACGCTTAAAACGTAAGGATATTATATGTCTGTACGGGATGAGTTAGCTGATGTCCTTGCTGATACTTTAAATAAGAAGTTTAAGGACATGAAAGTAGCGTATTTTTTAGATGGTTCTGATAGTACGCCAACCGATATAGAGGATTTTGTATCTACAGGATCAACTATGTTAGATTTAGCAATATCAAATAAACCAAATGGTGGTATTGCAGTAGGTAGAATTACAGAAATCAATGGATTGGAATCAACAGGTAAATCTTTACTTGGTGCTCATATACTTGCGGAAACTCAAAAGAAAGATGGTGTAGCAGTTTATATTGATACAGAAACATCAGTAAGTCATGATTTTTTAGAAGTTATTGGTGTAGATGTTTCAAAAATGTTATACTTACATCTTGAAACAGTCGAAGATATATTTGAAGCTATTGAAGAAATAGTTTTACAAGTAAGAGGTTCAGATAAAGATAGATTGGTGACAATATTAGTAGATTCACTAGCAGCGGCAACAACTAAGGTTGAATTAGATGCTGATTTTGATAAAGATGGTTGGGCTACTGCAAAAGCAATTATTATTTCTAAAGCACTGAGAAAAATTACTCAGATGATTGGAAGACAGAAAGTTGCTTTAGTATTTACAAATCAATTAAGACAAAAGTTAGGTGTTATGTTTGGAGACCCTTGGACTACAAGTGGTGGAAAAGCATTACCATTTCATTCATCAACTAGAATTAGATTGAAGAATAAAGGTCAAATAAAAGATTCTAAGAAGAATGTTATTGGGATGACGATTTTGGCGCAAGTTGTAAAGAATAGATTAGGACCTCCGTTAAGAAAAGCGGAGTTTCCTCTTTATTTTGAGAGTGGTATTGATGATGAAGGTAGTTGGCTAACTATAATGAAAGAGTATGGTATAGCTAAAGTATCTGGCGCTTGGTACTCCTTACCAATAATTGATTTGGAAACTGGTAAAGAATTGGAAGTAAAGAAATTTCAATCAAAAGATTTTGCTGATATGTTAAAAGATAAAGATCTAAAAGAATATCTATATAGACTCATCTGTGATAAAGTTATCTTAAAGTATGATAAAAGTGCTTTAGGAATAGACGATGTAGAAATTACAGATGAGGTCGGTGATGGATAAAAGATATGTCAGTATACTTGATGAGATAAAGAAAAAGGGCGGCAGTTTAGATGGTGGTCACTTCAATGATAAGGTACTTATTGTAGATGGACTGAATACCTTTATAAGAGTATTCAGCGTTATGCCAACTCTCAATGATGATGGGATTCACATTGGGGGAATAGTTGGCTTTCTAAAAAGTATAGGTTATGCAATCCATCTTTTCAATCCCACCCGAGCTATCATAGTATTTGATGGTAAGGGTGGGAGCACCCGCCGCCGTAAGATATTTCCTGAATATAAGGCTGGTAGGAAACCAAAGAGTAGATTAGTACGCGCATATGATTTTGCTAGTGAGGAAGATGAGCGAAAAAATATGTTAAAACAATTACAATCAGTAATTGGATATTTACAAATGTTACCAGTTTCAATTATTGCCATGGATAATATTGAAGCGGATGATGTTATAGCTCATTTATCTAAACAAGTGTTTAATGAAAGTGAAGTAGTTATATCATCTACTGATAAAGATTTTCTTCAACTAATAAATCATAGAATTAAAGTTTACAGTCCTACTAAAAAGAAAATATATGATAGGGATGCAATATATGAAGAATATGGAATTCCATCAAAAAACTTTTTAACTTATAGGATATTAGAAGGAGATAAATCGGATAATATTCCTGGGGTAAGGGGCGCAGGACTTAAAAGTATTATAAAAAGATTTCCTAAAATTACAGATAGAGATGAACCATATTATACATTAGAAGAATGTATAAAAATTTCAGAAGATAAGAAAGATGAATTGAAGTTGTATGAAAGTGTAGGTATTTGTAAAGAACAATTATTTCTTAATAGAAAATTAATGCAATTATTTAATGTAGATATAACTCCTAGTAGTAAGATGAAAATTATGGGGTTGGTTGAAAGTCCTATAACTGAGTTGATAAAATTTAAATTTGAAACTAAGTTTTATCAAGATAAACTATTTACAGCGTTACCAAATTTACAAGGTTGGTTAACTCAGAATTTTACCCAATTAAATAGATACGCGAGAATGAGTCATGGGAAGAATTCGTAAATATTTTACAAAAAAAGAACAAAGGGAAGCTCAGCGTAAATGGCAGATGGAACATTATGAGCGTAATAAGGATAAGCTTCGTAAAGTTGCGCGGGATAGGTATAGAAAGAAAAGACAAGATGAAATAGCTGAAGAACGTAGAAAGCAATTATATGGAGAGTAAATTAATATTAGGTGATTGTTTAGAAAAATTAAAAGAATTGGATGATAATACAGTCGATTTAATATGTTCAGATCCACCTTATGGTTTATCGTTTATGGGTAAAAAATGGGATAGTTTTAATGAAGTGATTAGTTTTGAGGGCGAATCTCATGTATATGCTAAGAAAGGATTTAAAAAACTTCCAAGAAATAAACCTATTGCTATGGAAGAATTTTTTGTTCCAATATGGAAAGAATGTTTAAGGGTATTGAAGCCTGGTGGATTTGCTTTTATAATGGCTGCTCCAAAACAGGATGTATTACAGAAACAGATTGAATCTATGAGTCTAGCAGGGTTTAAAACTAATTTTACTTCAATCTATTGGGCATACGCAACAGGTTTTCCAAAGGCTATGAATATTGGTAAGGCAGTTGATAAGAGATTAGGTAAAGAACGATCAGATGAGGCAAAATCACTTGATGGAAGTTACGCAGGATATCAACCAAAACCAGCAGTAGAGGTTGTGATTGTGGCAATGAAACCTTTGGAACAAAAAGGATATTTAGACCAAGCACTTGATAATCAAAAGGGCGTAACTTGGTTAGACGATGTAAGAATACCATTTGCAGGTATGAATGATAAAGAACAATTTGATAAAGATAATGTTGCTGCTATGATGAACTTTGATGGGAAATATGAAAAAGGTGAAGGTAAGATGTATGAAGGTGGATGGGAAAAACCAAATAGAGTAGGATTATCAAGAGGAACACATGCATCAAGAAAATCTAAAAG